TTGGATGTTGTTTAGAACACCAACACCGGCTGGGTTACGAACAATCAATGTGCCTTCGAGAATGAACTGGTCTAAACTAGCATCAGCGTTTGAGAACACTTCGTTGTTAGGACCTAGGTCACGCAAGGAACCCCACTGAACAACATCTTCATTCAAGAAGTAAATGCTGTTGGCAGCAACTTGATCCATAATCCAAGAATCGAAAATTTCGTAGGAATAGTTAAAGTCGCCTTCGTAGGTTTGAATTGTGTCACCGCGCTCAGAGTTCACACGGTTGATACCTCTGCTTTGAGCAATGTTATCGCTGATACTAGTGCGTAGACTTGTAGGAGCAACAACAGTGCGGATCTTAGCGTTGTAACGCTGTTCAGCAACAGTTACTAACTGCTTGTATAGAGCAGGGCTGAAATACTCGTTAGTAAATGTACCGTTGTAGTAGTAATTACCGTTAGCATAAATGCGTAGGGCGTTACTGATTTGTGTTGAACTGTCTGTGTCTTCGTTGTTGTAGAATGTGTCTAAACCACTAGTTGTTCCACTTGTAGTATTGAAAGACATTGTACCAGCGAAAGAGTTCAAAGAACCCATACGACGACCAGTTTGTCCTGCTGGTAGGCCAGAGGCTGTACCGCTTTGACCAGCGTACTTAGTACCGATTTGGTCTTGACGAACTAATTGTAATTCAACATCGAACATCAATTCGATTAACTGCTTAACTTCTTGATCATTTGTATTCGCAATAGATTCGTTACTTCTATCACCGCCTTTTGGGCTGCTATATGTTTCCATATAGATTAGACTATCTCACGATCCCTTTGGGACCCTCTGCACTTCGGATCACTTGATCCTACGACCTTACGGTCTAGTCGTTACACCTTCCAAATTACTTTGGCTTGGCACGGTATTGTCTTCAACTTTACTTGCTAAGAGTTTCACCGTTTTCACAGAGTTATTCAATGCAACTTACGCTGCAAGGGCGCTTTCAAAAGTTAACGCTTGTGGATCTCCACCTGCCTGCATAACAGCACGAGCAGTACCGCTGGAAGCGATAACTGTGCTGAAAATCTGTGTGTAGTTACCTAAGTTGTAACGACTGTTAGATTCTGCATTGCTTGTAGAAACAGCAGCGCCTTCAACTTGCGCTTGAACTGCGGGTGTACGATAGATATCGTCTGTCCATAGTGGTAAAGTGCTGTTAACTTTACGCTTTTTGCTCATACACATGTTTAGAACAGGAGTATCGTCCTTAACACGGTTAGACACATCTAGGTCTAAGTCCTTGACAACGATGTCTGCGCCATATGCTGTAGTACCGTTACCAATTTGACTGGTTGTAATTTCTGCCATTTTTGGCTCCTTAAATTATCTTGAACCCCTGCCTGCACGAATCCTCTGGAGTTGTGCTACTAGCAGGTTGTCGGCGGCTTTTTTGTCGCCCTTATTGGCTTGTTCACGAAGTTTTTCAATGTTGTCATTTGCGCCTTTTTGATTATTACTAGAGCCCTTACGATTTGTCAATACTGCCATACTTGCTCCTGCACTCTTACTTGATGGCTTATCGCGATATTTCAATCCATCTCGGACTAAACTTAACAAGTTTTCGTCACTGGATATCAAATCAATATTCGCAACTCCAGGAATGATTTCACCATACGCTTCAGGCCAAACTTTTGACATCTTGTCACGGATTTCTTTGAAAACATAATCGTTTTTCAATTCCTTGTCCGTAAAACTCTTGCGAGCCATGTCAAGTCGTTGTACTACCTGTTGGCTTCGTATTTGGCGGAACTGTTCTACATTGGGCTGCAATTGACTGATAACGGCCTGTTGCTGTCTAATGTATTGCTCGTTCTGTTGCATACTTGCCTGAATCCTTGCTCTGTGAGCAGGATCCTGCGTTGCTGCCAATTGTTGTTGGAAAGTTGTTTGGAAATTTTGTGTTTTCAAAATTTCGTCATAGGCTTTCTGCAACTTTGGCTGTACAGTAAACTCCATTGCTAGATTCAAACCATCTTGTCTTGCGCGGGCTTCTCTTAGATATTCATCAAATTCGGCTCGTTCAATTTTCAATTGGCGTGCTTCTTCGTGTATTGCGCTTCCTTGACCTAAAATTGCTGCGGCTTTCTTAGCATCGATTACAACTTCCTTGCCGTTACGCATAAACTTGAACTTGGCGTTCGGATTAGTTTCTGCAAACTCAATAAAGTCAATAAGTTCGTCTGCTGTAGAATCATTACTATTAGTGCTTACAGGTTCTTCCTGGGCGGCTACTTCTTGATCGTCGCTTACAAATTCAGTGTCGCTGGAATCAGCAACTTCGGCTTCAGCATTATCGCTGGGTGCCACAGGGCTGGATGAGTCTGCCGATTCATCTGCTCCTGCCGCAGTCTGTTCGGTAGGTCTAATCTGATTACGCAATGTCTGTTCGCGCATTGCGGCCATTTTAGATGCTATCGAGTCCAAACTTGGAACTGCATTTTGAACAGTGGCCGCGCTGTCTGCGTTAGGCGTATTCGTTGTCATTTCTGTCATATTTTACCTTTGTATTAATTCCCGGGTGCTTCTGCATTACCAGGCATGTCCGCTTGCATTAAGCGGTTTTTATAGTAAACAGCCCTTTTGAGACTGTTTACAAAATTGTCAATACCCGCAAGTTCATTGCTTATAGCAATTCTGCGAGTGTTGTCCTCTGGACCATGACTGCGAATGGACGCTAACTCATCGGCCAGTGAAAATTTGAAGTGATGAACAAACATCGCGAGATCTCTGTTCTTCAATAATGCTTCAGCAAGACTGCCATAATGTCTAACTTGATCCTTTTGGGATGTTGTTAACTTACTAGGTTGACTAATGTCAATGGTCAGCCTGCTGTTGTAAAAATCAATTGTATTATTATCTATCATTGCATTTCAACCTTGTTTCATCTTATCGGCTTTTTCTCCAATAAGAGTCCAGATAGCCATCACTTGTTCAGTAGTGACTTCTGGTCCAAAGATAATTTTGTCCGTAATTAAATTAATTAATTCTTCTGCTCTTGGACGCATTAAATCTATATCTTCTTTTAACATTCTTTATCCTATTCTATTCTATATGTGTTTATTTAGTGGCCATAATCTTGTGACTTGCCCATTGCAATACTCATATAGTTTAATTGAGTATCTGGATCTGCTCCTTCAATTTGAGCAGCAATTTGCTGTGCCTTAATTTTGTTAAGTTCAGCAACGGACATGTCCTTTTGATCTTCTGGACTTGGTGTCTTGCCTTTTTGTGCTTCTTGTGCTTGTTTGATCATTGCACTAACTTCTTCATCACTTGGCAAGTAAACATTACAGTCTTTGACGCCCAATACATATAATGTATCTGCAAATGGCTTCTTAACTTTCTTGTAAACTTCTGGTGTCAATGTGCCAGCGGCAACCATTGTTTGTGTAACTTGATATAAATCGTTTTGGCACTTTTGGATGATTTGTAAACGACCCAATGCGTTTTCATCACTCATCATACCTAGAGCAAGTTCTAAGTGAATCTGTTTACGCTCGCAGAAGTTCATGTCATCCCAGGCTAGAAAGTCTAAGAATTCTGCTTTCTTGTCTGGGTGTACTGCTTGTGCCAATTTCTTAACACCATAATCATCACCATACTGGATCAATGTGCGCCATACCAAATACAATGCTTCTTTTAGACCTTCAGCGGCATTGCGTACTGTGTTGTCTTGAATAATTTGGTTAGGGCTTAGAGCCATTTGCAGTTTGATGCCGCTGTTGCCTGGAGCCATAACTTCTGGATTGAAAACATCTTGTGGAGTTGTCATACCAACCATGGCCATAGTATCTTGTTGGATACGATTCATGGCAACTTCCAAGAACTGCAAATTACCACTTGGAGGAGGCATTTGGTAAATGTCTTTTGCAGGATCAAACTTGCTGTCAAGAATGAAAATAGCGGCTTCACCATCTTGCATCATTTCAAAGTCAACTCTATCAGGCTTAACACCAATACGGGGAGTGGCAGTTAACAGGCCAAGTTGTATTTCTGCTCTAGCGGCACTAGTGTTGTATTCCTGCATTGGGATAACACTCTCTGCAATACTCATACCATAGAAGTTGCCAGGTAATGGTTTTGGACACATATTAGCAACAGGAATGAATTCTACTTCTCTGGCGCTGATGATATAACTGCCACTGTAAATCAATTCGATTAGTTCTAGTTCGCCATCACCGTCGATGTCATATTTGTTCCATACTGTGACAACGCTGACCATGCGGCTGTCTGGATCAGCACTGGCTGCACTGCTAACAGGAATACCCATAACAGGTACACTGTCACGAGCGTGAATAGCCAAGTTGTTTAACACTGAACCTGCTTGATAAGCACCGTTCATGTTGTATTCAGCAAATTGTTCAAATACTTTTAAATCAATACCAGGATACAATTCAGTAACTTCCTGAATTGTCATCGGATCATAATAACCACAGAATGGCTGATCCTTCATCTCAGGCACTGTAGGATCACAGATCCAATAATGTTGTGCAATAGGATGAAACTTAATGTTAATGTTGTAGCCAGTTAGTTTATACTTGGCTGAATAGATTGTGTTGCGCTTGATAGATTCATTTAAAATATCTTGTTGTTCTGATATGTTTTCACTCATCAAAACATCTTCGCTGTCCATGCTTTCTTCGCCAGGAGCAGCCTTTAATGTTTCCATGAACTGTCCAATAACGCCTTGGGCGAATTCTTTTTTCTGTTCGCCCATGAGCACAGTGACTTCTTCCATGACCTTTTCCATGTCAACGCTGATGCGTCTGCGGCTTTGGCGCAATGCTGTTAGTCCTGCTTCTGCTGCTTGTAATTCAAATGCTTTTAATTGATCTGCCGTGCCCTGTGTTTCAATGTAACGAACGATTTGTTCACGCACAGGTTTGATCATCATCATACCGTTTTTGTGCATGTTAGCGTCCATGACCCAACGCTCTAGAATAAAGTGTGGATCATTCATTTGGTTAACAACTTTGCTGACCATGTCAGTGGCTTGTCTTGCGCCTACTTCATCATCTTCATTTTCAGCAACGAATTCAAAGTTAATTTCACCATTGGGCATTAGGCCTTTTGTAATAACTGCTGTGGCATAATCAACAACAGGTTTGACGCTGGGGTGGATGTAGTCAATGCCGTTTACAGGCGCAGTACTGTCTGTAACTGCAAGACATAGATAGTGATAATCACTGGCTCTGTTTACAGCATTTTTTGTTCCAAGATAACGCAAATAAGAAGCCATTTTGACATCCATTTGGTTTTTCATTCTAACGAAAGTAGCGTTAGTCTTGACATTTTGATTAATATCTTGGACTGGGATATTTTTTATATTCAGCATTGGAAACTTTTTCCTTCAATAGTATATTATTTAGTGTCTTTTTTGTCAGGTTGATTTGGCTTATTTTCTTTAGGATTTTTATTGCCGAATATTTTATCCCAGTTGTCTCTAAACTGATCCCTTGGTACTTCAAAAGGGCGTGGTGTGCTTCCTTTTCCCATATGTTCTCCTTAATCTGGTAATATAATTCTAGGACGAGTTAGTTCATCCTGTAAATCGCAGGCATGACATTTTGCTTCTAGTGCATCTTCTTCGTCTAACTCATAGACTGTATGCGGTGTGCCTGCTACCAATGCGGCTGCTTCAAATGCTTGTGCGTGTTTTTCACACAATATCATTGTGTTTTGTTCAATGGCGCAAATAAACATTATAGTGCATCCTTTAACTTTTGTAGTTCTTCATCAGTTAAAAACATTTCGAATCTATGCTCATAGATGCTAGAACTTGTTAATTCTATGTGCCAAACTTTTGTGGGCTCTACCCAAGTTTTGCGTATTTGAAGTTTGTAATCTTCATTGTTAATTATATTTTGTTTCATTTCATTTCCTTGCTTATTGACTTGGATCATAGGCTTGCTTCCAAGCAGGTTTATTGCTATAATCTCTTGTTATATATCTATCTCGTTGTGCTCGCATACGATCCGCTGGTGTTTTATTATCCCAAGGTTCTGCAATACCTTGCAAGCAGGCCAACAATGCGTATCTTGCGCTATCAATACAGTCATCTGGATCGCTGAATCTACCCTGCGTATCAACATAATAGTTTTGTGCTTCACTGAGAAACTGTGTGCAATTTTCGTTGACCATTAGACTACCAACTTCCAGCATTTGACGCATTTGGTTGATACCATAACTTTTGTGGTTAGTTATTCTTCCTTGACTGTCAGGCGGATTCATGATTGCTTTGTCGTAGACATTGAGTTCATACTGTTCAAACAATTCACGAATACTGTTACTGCTCATAGTGTATCTGCCACTAGTGCTAGCGTCAGCAGGTAACACAATAGGAGTACCAAACACTTCAGGGCGAAGTAAATGATTGATATACTGAGTGGGGACAGCCTCCTCAACACCCTGCACAACAATTTGTCTATGTAAGTAAGCAGTTCGTTCATAAGGATCCCAATACATCAAACTAATAACTGTTTTGTCATTGACCAAGCCCAAGTCAAGTGCTATTACTCTATGTATGTGTGCCATTCGAGTAAAGTCAATGTCGCCTGTTTTATACAATGGCCAATTGCCTAATTGGAACACAGCACCTTTACCCATAACTGGCTTACCTGCAATACGGGCTTCACGCTCATGTGGCAAATAATCTCGTTCTAACTGCTTGCGAGTTTCTTTGAGCAAGAATGGTTGACCCCATGGATCATATTCAGGCACATCATCCCAACTTACGCGAATGTATTCGTAGCCAGGTTCCTTGTTCCAAAACTTACTAACAAGTCCGTTCAGTCCTTTGAGCGGAGTAAACGAACAGAGAACCTTTCCTTGCGTAGTTGCTGTTCGAGTAACAACTTCGCTGAAGAAATCATCTGGAGGTTGTTCGTCAAAGACTGCGAGATTAAGTTTGAAACCTTGGAGTTGACGGACTTCCTGAGTGTAATTAGCGAATAGCAAATAACTATTACTGCCAGATACATGCCTAACCTCGCAACCGATACAGTTGGCTCCATCATTTCGCATAGTATCAAAGACGATACGGTCACGAGGAATAGCACCTGTGCCGAGATTTTCGGTAATTTTAACATCTTGTGTTCCTAACAATTCATTTTGTAGTACTAGGGCAACCTGACTCCAACCTTCACCTGCTACCATGCAAGTAATAGGTGCTGTGAATCTATGTCCCTGCCACCAATCAGGATACAAGCCAGTCAAGTGCATGGCTGTTTCATAACAAGTACTCACTGTTTTACCAATTCGGTTGGCAGCAAGTATGCCACGCCTTTCAGCATGACCAGTTGTAAAGAAATTTAATTGGTGTTCAAATGGCCTAAAGTATTTTAGTGCATTGAATTGCATGTCATCAGCCACTGTGATGGCCAAATCTTGCAATTGATTTTTCAAAGGTCCTGGAATCGTAGTCAATGCATCAATGGTCAAGTTGTTGTTGTCAACAACATAACGCAGAGCACGAGCCATTAAGGTTTCTGTGCCCAGCATGGTTACTCCTCTATTGGATTTTCTTTGCTAATTTGTGCTAGGTAAAATAAGGCTTCACTTAAGTCGCGAACTTCTTGAGCAGTGGCAGTCCAAGTTTCAGGATTACTTAGGTCTTCTGGCTTGTTGGCCAGCATGGCCTGTAATCTTTCAGCAGTCAACCGCATGATATGTTCAAGTTGTCCGGGAAAGCGTGATTTAAACGCTTCCCGTTGAACCTTATTCACCTTTTGTAAGATAAGAGTATCTTTGACTATGCGCTGTTGTTGCGCTTGGTCAATAATACCATTTCTTATTTCAGGTGTGGTGCTCATGTGTTCAAGTCCCAAACATTCTGTTGAATATTATCGCTTAGACTAATGAATTCACGGTCAATCCATACATCCCAATAGTTGCTGTTGTTTACTTTAAAAGTTTGCATCAATGCTCTTAGTTTACGACCCTGTGGTGTTAGTGTGCCATCATTACGCACAACGGTTTGTTCACCACTGCGTGGATCAACCCATTTAATAATCTCAGGACGCTCACGGCCATACTTGTCTAGTTTTACACCATGTGGGCGCTGGTCAACAGGTCCCAGTATTTCATAACTGATTTCACCGCTGTTATATTTGCGGAAGATAACTGATACTTTCTTATCCTGCATTCTGCTTTCAAAGTCTGTGTGAGGAATTTGATTGCTGACAAATAAGTTTTGAACTTGATTGCGTTCTGGTAAAGTTTTATCACGAGCAGGCGCATCTTTTAGTTCTTCAACTGGAACTAGTTCTGTTTTATCAATGTATGGGTTTTCGTTACCAATGTATTTTGGATCAATTTCTTGACCATTCAATACATCCATGGCTACTTGATATTTTAATTTGTTAGCACGACCTTTTAGGTTTAGTACAATGCCTGTTTCATCAAATACAAAACGCTCAAGTTCTTTGGCTGTGGGAAAGTCTGTCATTAGACCTTCTAAATCAAAGTCAAGTGCGTTAAGTGCTCGAGGTGCTTGCGGAGCCGTGGCAGCAATTTGCTCTGCTACTGCTCTAATATCTTCTGCTGTGGGTTCTTGTGTGGGCGCTTCGTCCCAGGGATTATCTACCTTGGCGGTAGATGGTGGTGTTAAATTCTTTTTCATTTCATTTCCTTTTCAAATCAAAAAATTAGGAAGGATTTTTGCCCTTCCTAATATTTATAGTTATCTTCTACCTATACGGCCCATGGGTCTTGCTGGCTGCATTGGTTGTTGAACTTTAGTTGGTTTAACAGGGTTTGATCGTATTCCAACTTGAGACCTAATTTGTTCCATAGTCTGCGGAACAGGTGCTGGTTTAGGCGCTGGTTTAACTACAGGCGCTGGTTTAGGCTGCATGAATCCAGGACCTGCTGGCATACCGATTTGACCTGGCATATTGATTGGTGCAGGTGCGGGTTTTGGACTTGGCAATGGAGTAGGTTGTGCTACTGCCTTAGGTGTTGGCAACGGAGTAGGTTGCATGTACCCTGGGCCTGCTGGCATTCCAATTTGTGGATT